TAAATAAATATGGAAGCTTTAAAGGTTTAGATTTTCAAGCCATGCAGGTTATTGAGTTAGTGGGTAGCGATGCTGACGGTGCAGAGTTTAACGCTGTTGAGGAAGAAGTAAGTTTGGAGGAGCAGTTATGATTACCTCCATTACTTTAAACGATAAAGTCTATGAGTTAGCCAAGTTATCTGAAAAAGCTAGAGCATTGGCTATACTCGCTAATCACTGTCAAATAAAAATTAACGAAGCTGATGCAAATTTAGCTGCACATAGAATCGCTTTACAGACTGTAATTAGCCAGTTAGAGGGTGAGGTTACAGATGAAGCAATATCAAATGATGAAGTGGAAGATTCTATAGGTAATAAGTAAGTGGCGTTTATAAAATATCATGTCCCATGCTTTGTATGTGGAGGCTCTGACCCTGTATCCATCAATGAGGATGGGTCAGGGTTTTGTTTTTCTTGTCGCCACTACTACAAAGAATATCCTAAAGAAACATACAGCAAAGAACCTTTGGATTTTAAAATGCATCAGAGAAACAAACTAATGAATATTACGCATGAATTTAAATTTAATGAATTAACAGATCGTAAAATAAAACTTGAAACAGCTAAAAAGTATGGAGTTAAGTCAGTGCTATCTCCCACTGGAGATATAGAAAGACACTCTTACCCTTACTACATTAACAATGAGGTAGCAACTTTTAAAGTTAGGTCAGTAGAGGATAAACAATTTTCTTGGACTAAACCTACTAAAGGTGTTGGTCTATTTGGAGAACAGCTTTTTAAAGGAGGTGCAAAATACGTTACACTTTTTGAAGGTGAGTGTGACGCTATGGCAGGTTATGAGTTGATGGGGAGTCAGTGGGCGGCTTTATCAATTAGGTCAGGTGCAAGCGCAGCAGTAGGAGATATCAAAGATAGTTTAGAGTATCTAGAATCTTTTGAGAATGTTATTATCTGTTTTGATAACGATAAAGCAGGTAGGGAAGGTGCTATAAATGTAGCTAAAGTTTTAAGCCCTGGAAAAGTTAAGATACAAAAACTTCCTACAGGATTTAAAGATGCTAATGAAATGCTAAAGCAAGGACGTAATTCTTCTTTTATGGAGAGTTGGTGGGAAGCAAAGCTTTATACCCCAGCAGGTGTGTTAAATATCAGTGATGAGTTAGAGGATTATAAGAAGCGTCCTAAGAAAGTTTCTATTCCTTATCCTTGGGAAGGACTAAACAATAAGATAGAAGGTCTTAGATCGGGTGAGCTAGTCCTTGTTACAGGTGGGACAGGTCTAGGAAAGTCTAGTGTAACGAGAGAGCTAGAACACTGGTTAATAAAAAATACTGAAGATAATGTAGGTATAGTGGCTTTAGAAGAAGATTGGTATAGGACTGTTGACGGTATTATTTCTATTGAAGCAAACGATAAACTTCATATTGATAGAATTAGAGATCAATACTCTGAAGAACAGATAGATAATTTCTTTAATATTCTTTATGACGGAGAGAATAGAAACAGAGTGTGGATTTACTCACACTTTGGAATCAATGACATAGATAGTATTTTTAGTAAACTACGTTATATGATAGTAGGTTGTGAGTGTAAATGGTTGGTGATTGATCACTTACACATGATGGTGAGTGCTTCTATGGAAGGTGATGAAAGAAGAACTATCGATTCTATAATGACTAGACTAAGATCTCTATGTGAAGAAACAGGATGCGGTATGATATTGGTATCACATCTACGTAGAATTGATGGCAATAAAGGACATGAAAATGGTATTGAAACAGCATTGAATCATATTAGAGGTAGTCAAAGTATCTCTCAACTATCAGACTGTGTAATATCTCTTGAGAGAAATCAACAAGCTGAAGATCCAGTTGAAGCCTCTACCACAAAAATTAGAGTTTTAAAAAGCAGATATACTGGTGAAACAGGGGTTGCTACTCACTTGTATTATAATAATGTAACAGGGAGATTGGCTGAAACTGATTATATAGAAGAGGAGATAGTGGCTGAATTATGAATTTAGTTTTTGATATAGAAGCCAATGGTTTAAATCCTGATAAGATATTCTGTGTTGTGGCTCAAGAAGTAGAGTCTAAAAAAGTTTACGCTTTTGGCGAAGAGTCAGTGGCAGAGGGTTTAGAGTTTCTCTCCAAAGCTACTAAACTGATAGGTCATAATATACTAGGCTATGACTTGCCAGTTATATTAAAGCTTCACGATGTTAATCTTTATGATAAAGTTATTTTAGATACATTAGTTTTATCTCGTTTATTTAAACCTACAAGAGAGGGAGGACATGGTTTAGAATCTTGGGGCTATAGATTAAACTTTATAAAAGGTTCTTACGGTAAGGAGGAGGATTCTTGGGATTCTTACTGTTTAGAGATGCTAGAGTATTGTATAAGAGATGTAGAATTAAATTTAAAAGTATATGAGCATCTTAGGTTGCAAGAAAGTAAAGGTTTTTCTAGGGAGTCTGTGGCTTTGGAACATAATGTAGCTAAGATAATAGCTCAACAAAGAGATAATGGTTTCAAACTAGATTTAAAGAAAGCCAGTCTACTAGTGGCAGAACTGGAAGATAAGCTTTTTAGTATTGAAGAAAAGGTTCATAAAACTTTTAAACCTAAAAAGATTTACTCTACTTTATATCCTAGATTTAATAAACCAAAGAATAAAAATACCTTTGGAGAAGTAGCTAAAACAGCTTCTACTGAAGAAGGGGTTGGTGTACGTCTTACTTCTGAGGAACATGATTTAATGGTTAAGGGAGAAGAAGTTATAAGATGCGTAAAAGTTCCATTTAATTTAGGAAGTCGTAAACAAATAGGAGAATACTTGATTGATTTTGGTTGGAAGCCTACTAAGTTTACTCCTACAGGTCAGCCCATTGTAGATGAAGGGACTCTTTCTAAAGTTAAAAATATTCCAGAGGCTTCTATGATTGCAGAATATTTAATGGTACAGAAAAGGATAGCACAAGTTAAGAGTTGGATTAAAGAAGTAGATCAAGACACAGGAAGAGTTCATGGATATTGTAACTCTAATGGCGCAGTTACTTCTAGAATGACGCATAGCCATCCTAATATGGCTCAAATACCTGCTTCATATTCTCCTTATGGTAAAGAGTGTAGAGAGTGTTGGATAGTTTCTAAAGGATATAAGTTAGTTGGTATTGATGCGTCAGGCTTAGAGTTAAGAATGTTAGCTCATGAAATGAATGATAAGGAGTATGTTAATGAGATTCTTAATGGAGATATACACACCGTTAATCAAAAGCTTATTGGACTTGAATCAAGAAATCAGGCAAAAACTTGGTTCTATGCCTTATGTTACGGAGCAGGAGATGCAAAACTTGGAAGCGTGGTTGGACGAGGCAGAGGAGCAGGTAAACAGCTTAGAGAACGCTTCTTTACTGGTATGCCATCATTTAAGGCAGTTAAGGACAGAATTACGAGAGAAGCGTCAGCAGGATATGTTAAAACATTAGACGGTAGAAAGTTGTTTTGTCGAAGTGAACACTCAGCTTTTAACACTAAGCTGCAAGGTGCAGGGGCTATAGTGATGAAAGAAGCTCTTGTTATATTTGATAAGAAAATTAAAGATAAAAATTTAGATGCTAAGTTTGTGGCTAATGTACATGATGAATGGCAACTAGAAGTTAGAGAAGATCAAGCTGATTTAGTAGGTCAGTTAGGAGTACAAGCTATACGAGAAGCTACCTGCTCTCTTAAATTAAATTGTCCTTTAGATGGAGAATACAATGTCGGAAGAAACTGGGCAGAAACGCACTAAACCTAAAGCTTTCTTTGAGAGAGATGAAAGTGATTAAACAGTATAGTTTTTTTGAAGACAATACTGTTGAAATAAAAGGAAAAGGGAAGGTCTGTCGTAAATGTAAAACCCTAAAACCTCTTGAGCATTTTCCTTGGAGAAGTGGAGAGAAAGTATGGAGAAGAGAAACCTGTGTTTCATGTGAAAACTATCTTAAAAGAACTAGACGTTCATTAAAAAATAAAGTGCCTCTTCCTCCAGAAGATCATCAATGTCCAATATGTTTAAAAGATCACGACACATTAGCTCAGTTTAAATATGGAGGACATTCTCTTAAAACTGAATGGTGTTTTGATCATTGTCACAGAACAGAAAAGTTTAGAGGTTGGATTTGTCATAAATGTAATAAAGCTTTAGGTTTATTTGATGATGATGTAAATAAACTACAAAAAGCAATAGACTACCTAAATGAAAATAGATAAAAAATCCCTGTTAGAATCTGTTGTAGATACAGTTATTGGATTCTTAATTAACTTTCCTTTATCCTGGATATCATTAGCAGTTTTGTTAATGTTCACACAAGACCCTTTAGTAATAGCTTTCGTACAAACATTTATCATTACAATCTTTGCTGTTATTAGAAAATATATAACAAGAATTTACTTTAAAGGTGCTACATGAAAAAACTAGAAAACCTTATAGAAGATATCTATAAGCCTTTAGAAGAGCTATCTAATGGAGTACCTTTACCTCTATCTGAAAAAACCTTAGACGAGACTCTAGAGCGTATAAAGGGGTCTATACTAGGTTGGGCTAACCCTACAGAAAGGGATAGAGTTTTTAATTTAAGG